TCACTACAGCTTGCGTATATCGCGTTGTTGCTGCTGCATGGAGTGGGTTCATGCGCAGATCACGAGTTGTGGAAAGCATGGCATCTGTGCCACGTCGACTGTTTCAACATGGTTTGTGCCGTGTACATGCCACGGTCCGCATTGGGCATCCACATAAGGCGGCCGCTGAAGAACGTAATGGCGCTACTGCAACTATGTTGCAGGCCATCACTGCAGCAGGCCTTGTTCCCTATGTGGTTTCTCCTAGTGCACGTGAAGATCGATTGCTTGGTCAGCGCGAATTTTATTCGTTAGCTGACTTTGCAATACGCCCTCGGGATGATGAAATACCCGAACGTGCTTGTATCATGATGACCGATGTTGATTATTATGTTGAATGGGAGGATTGGTTGCGCTTTGGCCATCCAGTCTTAATGTATACGTTTAGTCCTGAAAGTGTGGCTGATGTGGTGAAGAATGGACATTTCATAATACGTGATAACTTTGTTGAGTATCACGTAGATGGCGGGAAAACAGTTGTACACCAAATTTGGGATTACAACCAGGATGTTATGTATGTCAAGTTGAGATGTCCATCATTCGCTTGGATCAGCTGGAGGTTAAAACCGTATCAGTGTATCAAACAAAAGATATGTTGGTTTACAGCACACGTATTGTCTCGGATTGGTATTGTTGAGCACGCTAATGCTTTGATATTTTATGTTGACCAATTTTCTATGTCTAAACACCGCAGGATCATATCATTGGTTCCTTTTGCCAAGGTTTGGATGTGGGATGGTGACATATATGGTGCCGAGCTTAAGCGTGCTAAACTTACACATGGGAATTTTAATGTCATTCGTACATCACACCCTGAGGGCCCTGTTATTAGTTTGGGCCGTACGGGTGTGTTCTCATCTGTGGAAATACCTGAAGCCAAGCTTGAGGTGTTACGTGTTGGTTTTGAGTTGTCATCAAAACCCCAACTGTCGGATACAGAACGTAGAAGTAAGTTGGGTGGTGATGATGCTATTATACTTCACAAATACCTCATGGAAGGCGAGCATAGTGTCGATTATTTTGTGCACAAACCAGGAGAGTTAGCAGTACATTACCAAGTTGCTAAAGATGCTGACGAGGAAGTTCCAAAGGCTTATGCTCGTCGTTATGCTAACGCACCATTAAGTAATGTTGAGGCGGCTTTTCCTGGAGAGTGTCAATCCAATGAGAAAGACACTATAGCTAACCGAATTGTCAAACCACACAGATCTGCTGCTGGGGTTAGGGTACGTGCAATTTACGTTGAATATGCAAAGGAGTTCGTTGATTTTGTCGTGGGAAATGTTGTTGGAGGGCCGCTGTCCGTTGAGGAGGTCGGCGATATCCAGAATGGTCCACGACAGAAGGTGCGTACTCTTAAGGCAGCGCTTATTGCAGCTGAGAAATTCGTTGCTAAGGCGTTTCAGAAACGCGAACCATACACTGTACCTAATAATCCTCGCAACATTACTACGTGTCCTACAACGCACACTTTAAGATTGTCGGGATTCACATTGGCTTTTAAGCGTGATGTGTTAAAACATCACCATTGGTACATGCCATGTCGCACTCCTAAGGAAATTGCAGAACGATTGAGGCGGTTTGTAGAAAATGAGCGTGG